TCACTACGTCATTCGCCGCAACGGCACCATCGAAGATGGGCGTCCGCTGGATCAGCCCGGCGCACACGTGCGGCAATACAACTCTGTGAGCTTGGGCGTTTGCCTCGTTGGTGGCGTTGACAAGGGTGGCCCCGAGGGGAAACCCGAAGCCAACTTCACGCCCGAGCAGATTTACATGCTCCGCATTGTGCTCGACGAGTGGAAGGCCAAGTGGCCCAACGCAGAGATCGTCGGCCATCGCGACCTCGACGCCGGCAAAGCCTGCCCGTCATTCAACGTGAAGAAGTGGATCGAGCAGGGCCGCCCTGACGTTCTGCCTACGCCTTAACTAACATTTCCTGAGGAGGAATCATGCCCGAAACGAAAATCCCGCAGCGCGTGTTCGTCTACAACCACCTGAAGACGCACGGCTACATAACCGATGTGGTCGCGCAGAACTACGGCATCCGCCGCCTTGCTGCCCGCATCGAGGAACTCAAGCGTAATGGTGTCTCCATCGGCGTCGACATCCGTCGCGACGACAAGGGCACGCGCTATGCGTACTACACGCTTGGTTGCCCCGACCGTAACTGCGAACTCTGTGAAGCGTCCGCCCTCGCGGTTCCGCGCGCTGCCTGACCGTTCGTTCGCCTCGAATTGAAGTGCGACGTCCGGGCCACGACACGGCCCAATGAATTGCTCGCGTAATGACCTCTCCGATTCAATTCGGGACATTGCGCGTCTTGCCGACCTGTCACGGAAACACGGCAGGCGTTCCGCCCACGATACGGGCGATTTAATTTCCCTGGAGGTTACGTGAACCAGAAAGAAGCAAAGCGACTCCGTCGCGTTGCGCGTGAAGCCATGCCCAACGCATCGCTGCGCGACGTCGAGTACGAGCGTCACGCCGTTCGGGGCAACTGGCGCGTCTCGCTCACGTCACCTCGCGCCCTCTACAAGAAACTCAAGAAGGCACTCTCATGACAACCCTCCTGTTCTTCTACGGCGTCATGTGGAAGGTCGGCCTGTCCGGCATCGTCATCCTGATTCTGAGCTTCGCCGTTCTCGGCTTGGCGACTCAGGTGTACGACATGAAGTTCTCGATCAAAGTCGCTGCCGTGTCCGGCGTCATGTCTGCCATCGCTGTGCTCCTGCTTGTCGCCGCCGCTGGCATTGGCCTGCTCGGGTTGATCGTCAGCGCCGCCGTGCTGGCGTTCGCATGAGTGATGACAGCACTGCTGTCGGCAAAGAGCCGTGTCCCAAGTGCGACTCTCGCGACAACCTAGCCCGCTACTCAGACGGGCATGGCTACTGCTTCGGCTGTGGCTTCTATCAACACGCCGATCAAGCAGGAGACCGCCCCGTGGAGACTGCCACTCGCAGCCGCAACAAGATTGAATTGGTTCCCGGTGAAGTCCGTGCTCTCTCGAAGCGTGGCATCACCGAAGAGACGTGCCAAAAGTTCCGCTACACCATCGGCACGTTCAACGACAAGCCGGTTCAGATCGCGAACTACTGCGACAACGAAGGGAACACCGTCGCGCAGAAGCTCCGCTTCGCCAACAAAGACTTCCTGTTTCAGGGCGAGCCGAAGACGGCCGGTCTGTACGGGCAATGGCTCTGGCGTGATAGCGGCAAGATGGTCGTCATCACTGAGGGCGAGATCGACGCACTGTCAGTCTCGCAGCTTCAGCAGAACAAGTGGCCTGTGGTCTCTGTGCCGAACGGCGCGCAGGGCGCAGCCAAGTCCGTCGCGAAGTCTATCGAGTGGCTTGAGAAGTTCGACAAGGTCGTCTTCCTGTTCGATGACGATGAGCCGGGCCGAGAAGCCGCGAAGGCATGTGCCGCGCTGCTGACGCCTGGCCGCGCGTTCATTGGCCGCATCAACGGCCACAAGGACGCGAACGCCGCGCTTCAGGCGGGCGATGGCCCGAAGGTCATCGACGCGATATGGGGTGCAAAAGCGTTCCGTCCTGACGGCGTCGTGATGATCGAGGAACTGTTCGACAAGGCGTTCGAGCCTGTCATCGTCGGCATCCCGTGGCCGTGGAAAATTCTCAATGAGAAAACCTACGGCATCCGCCGCAAGGAACTCTATGCTTTCGGCGCTGGCGTAGGCATCGGCAAGTCCGATGTCTTCAAGGAGATCGCCCTCTGGCTGATCGGCCAAGGCGAGATGGTCGGGTACATCGCGCTCGAAGAGCCGCCCGGCCACAGCCTCAAGGTCATTGCGGGAAAATTTCTCGGCCGCCGCCTGCACCTTCCAGGTGCATGCACGACGCCCGAGGAGGAAGCGCGAGTCAAGGCGGAACTGTCCGGCAAGATCGCGTTCTTCGATCACTTCGGCGCTATGGACTACGAGACGATCAAAGAGCGCATGCGCTACATGGTTGTCTCGCTTGGCTGCAAGCACATCTTCCTTGACCACCTCACTGCACTTGCGGCCGTCATGGACGACGAGCGCCGTGGCATCGACAAGATGATGGCGGACCTGTCTGCGTTTACGCAGCAACAGGACTTCACGCTGTACTTCGTCAGCCACCTCGCGACACCGGAAGGGAAACCTCACGAAGAGGGCGGGCGCGTCATGGAGAAACACTTCCGTGGCTCGCGAGCAATCGCTCAGTGGTCGCACTACATGTTCGGCATCGAGCGCAACAAGCAAGACGCCGAGTCGCCTACCACGTTCCGCGTTCTCAAAGATCGTTATACCGGCGACGCCGCTGGCCTGACGTTCGGACTCAGATACAACCGGGACACCGGGAGGATGTATGAGTGCGAGCTTCCGTCCGATGCAGAAAAGCTCGGCTTCAAGAACGAAACGAAAACAGACGGAGAGTTCTGATGATTAAGCAGTTCACGTTTGAGGTCCAACAGTTCGTGCATACGCAACTGATTTCAGATGACAAAATGCGGTTATCGACAAATCAGGTGCGAGTGCAGTCGGAGTACATCGCCACACATGCGGCGCACGCTCTGCGGACTCTTTTGTCTCTGCCGGGTCAGAAGCTCCCACGTACTCTCGTCGCGCAGTATCCGGCGACATGGTGGGACCACATCAAGCAGCGGCTTGGGTTTAAGCACGAGAGCGTCAGCGTATTCCGTCAGGACGTCGCGGTGTTCCCCAAGCTGGAACTTCCGGCTCGCGTCATGGATGGCTGTAGAACCTTCACGATCTACCAAGCGGAGCCGTTCAATGCTTCCTACCGACCCTAAGGCCCGCAAGGCCATCCCGATCTTCTCAGGGTTCATGAAGTATTTCCCGAAGGCCATCGCCGCTGTCGCTCAACTCTCGGCAATCGCCAACGAGCAGCATAACCCCGGTACGCCCGTGCATTGGGACAAAGATAAGTCGTCAGACGAACTCGACGCTCTCGCTCGTCACCTCGACGAGATCGCGGCGGGAGTCGTGTACGACGATGACCGTGTACTCATGGCGACGAAGGTCGCGTGGCGCGGTGTGGCGAATCTGGAACGGCTGCTCGACTCGGGTGTTGCGCCGATTCAGCCGGAGGGTGTCGACCGATACGGTAAGCCGCTGCCAGCGAAGACTGCCATTGAGCGTCTCGGAGAATGCCGGCCAGCATGTGAATGTTTTCGCTGCCGAAATCTGCGTGGTATCCCGATCATTACGAGGTGCTGACATGCTGGCCTTCCTCTTCGCTTTCATCGGCGCCATCGCTGCCGTAACGGCGGAGTGGCTGTACAAGCAGCCGTTTGTCATCGAGAACATTTGGGGCCACCTTTATCTGTGGCTCCCGATTCAGTTCGTGATCGGCTACTGCGTCTTCCGCATGGTGAATTTGCCGGGGACGAACTTACTGGATGCGTTCGTTGTGTTCGCATTCTTCACGGCGTTCCTTCGCATCATCGTGTCGACCTCAATCCTACATCAGACGATCCCGACTCAATCATGGGTTGCGTTCGGGTTGCTGCTCGCGGCCACGTGCGTCAAAACATTTTGGAGTCAAGCATGACCACCATCGCAGCACGCCGTTACTACGGCAAGTGGATCATCGCTGCCGACTCTCAGGAGACCATCGAGAGAACTGACGCGGGCGACATCAAGCTCCCATGTCAGAAGCTCTTCACGCACAAGTCACATGTCATCGCCACCGCTGGCGACTCGTCGGCGGGACATCGGTTCGTGCAGTACATGAACAACAAGGCTGAGTCCACGAAGCCGTGGATGGGCTCGTTCACGCCTGACCCCGAACGTGCGTTCGAGTGTCTCGTGCTCAAGGGCAACGCGCTCTGGCTGTACGACGAAGACATGACGCCGCAGGAAATCACTTCGGACTTTTATGCCATCGGCACCGGCCGCATGTGCGCCTTCGCCGCAATGGAAGAAGGCGCTGACCCGCGCCGCGCTGTCGAGATCGCTGCGAAGTACGACCCTTACACAGGCGGCGACATCGTCGTCGCTGATTAATCATTCCTGAGGAGGAATCAATGTCCGTAATCACCGGATACCGGAAGCTGTCGGAACCCGAACTCTTTGCCGTCCACGCTCTCAAGCACATCGGCAATACCTTTCTTGACAACCTCAAGCAGCTAGTCGAAAGCCTTTCGGCTTCTGGTTATGAAGTTGACCAACGCTGGCTGGCGATAGGCAAGACCGATTTGCAGACAGCCGTCATGGCGCTTACTCGCTCGATCACCAAACCGGAGGGCATATAATGGCAAAACGCAAACCGCGTCAGCGGTATTCCCGCTCGTTCATCGTCGACTTCTTCGAGGCGATGCACGGCAACACGAAGCCGTGTGTGGACGCTGGCTGCCCGATCACTGTCGCTCTCAACTCGATCGGCCGGCGTATCAGTATCTCCGAAGCGACGACTCTCGACTCCGAACTCACTCGTGCCTTCGACGGCTACTGCCGGACGAACTTCAACACGAGCACGGAATGGGAGCAGTTGTCCGCTGCGGAGATTGTAAGGATCACGCGCGGTGTCATGGCGGAGGCCACGTGAACAAGCACGCCTTGTGCGTAGCCGTCCGTGCGGGCGTGGGAACACTTCTCTTAATTTTCGTTGTTATGAGCGCGTTTGCGCTCGGCGCCTTGTTCCATCCGGGACTCGGCTTCCTGCTTGCAATCGCAACCGGAGTCGGGATCGGCACGTACTACTTGAATAATTGAGGAGAATCGCATGCTGGTATGGGACGTCGAGACTGACGGCCTGCTCGACACGCTGACGTGCATTCATTGCATCAATGTGCTCGACCGCAGCACGGGCGTGCGCTACTCCTTCAATGCCGGTGTTTACGCGGACGGTAGCTCCGCGCCTCGCGACGGGACCATCGAGGATGGTCTCAAGATGTTGTCGGAAGCCGATGAGTTCGGCGGCCACAACCTGATCGCCTTTGACATCCCTGCGGTACAGAAGGTGTACCCGGACTGGACGTACCGTGCTCGCGTCGTAGACACGCTCGTCATGGTCAACGTCATCTACACCGACATCACGGAACGCGACCACGCCCGCATAGCAAGCGGCCGATTGGACGAAGGGTTCCGCAAAGCGGGATTGATCGGGCGCCAGTCGCTTGAGGCGTGGGGCTACCGCTTGGGCGTGCGTAAGGGCGATTTCGATCCCGAGAAGTACACCAATCACGACACGATGAAGCCGCATACGTGGGCCACCATTGGCTTCACTCAGGACATGGATGAGTACGCGCAACAAGACCCGGTCACGTCGCTCGCGCTCATCGAGCACTGCGAAGGCGTGAAGTATTCCGCCGAGTGCATTCAGTTGGAGCACGACGTTCAGCGCATCATCAAGCGCCAGGAGCGGCGCGGCTTCGCGTTCAATGTGAAAAAAGCAGAGGCGCTCACCGCGAAGCTTCAACGGCGAATGGCCGAACTCGAAGCGGAGTGCAAGGCGGTCTTCCCGCCGTGGGTTGTTCAGCTTCCCGACATGATCCCGAAGCGCAACAACAAGACGAAGGGCTACGTCGCTGGCGTCCCGGTGAAGAAGCAGAAGACCGTGGTGTTCAACCCCGGCTCGCGTCAGCACATCGCTAATCGCTTGAGCGACAAGTATGGCTGGAAGCCCTCGAAGTTCACTGACAACGGACAGCCGGTCATCGACGAAACGGTGCTCGGTGAATTGCCGTGGCCTGAAGCGAAGAAGCTGACTGAGTACCTCCTCGTCGAGAAGCGTCTCGGCCAGTTGGCAGACGGGAAGAAGGCGTGCCTTAAGCTCGCGCGCGATCACGGCGATCATTTCCGTATTCACGGCAGTGTCCGCTCGAACGGCGCTGTCACGGGCCGCATGACGCACTCCGATCCGAACGTCTCGGCAACCCCTAAGAACGAAGCTGAGTATGGCTTCGAGTTCCGTGACCTCTACGAAGCCGGGCCGGGCCTGACTCTTGTCGGCTGTGACGCCGAGGGCTTGGAACTCCGCTGCCTCGCGCACTACATGGCACGTTACGACGATGGCGCTTACGTGAGCGTGGTCATCAACGGGAAAAAGGAAGACGGCACTGATGTTCACTCGCTGAACCTCAAGGCGCTGCGCCTTAACTCCCGCGACGACGGCGCTAAGCGTTTCGTCTACGCCATGATCTACGGCGCGCAGGACTACAAGCTTGGCACCATCGTGTACGACGACTTTGTGCCGGCTGTGCGAGATCGGTTCAACGAGAAGTTCAAGACGAAGCGGACGCGCTCTGCGGCCCTCAAGGAGATCGGCGCCAACCGGCGTGCGAGCCTGATGGCTGCGTTCCCCGCGCTCGCGCAGCTAATCGAAGCGGTAAAGGCCGCCGCCAAGCGTGGCTATCTGATCGGCCTCGATGGCCGACGCATCCACGTGCGTTCGGAGCATGCGGTGCTCAACACGCTCCTGCAATCAGCGGGCGCGGTCATCATGAAGAAAGCACTCGTGCTCTTCGATGCGGCTATCGACGTGACCTATCGTTCCCATAACGCAATCGTTGAGCCAGTGGCAAACGTGCATGACGAGTTCCAAGTCGAAACAACTGAGGAGATTGCTGATGAAGTTGGGAAGCTCGCCGCATCCTCGATTCGGCTTGCCGGCGAACATTTTCGCCTTAGATGCCCCCTCTCCGGCAGCTACGGCGTCGGCAGTTCGTGGGCACACACCCATTGATGCGGAGTCTTCGGAGAAAGCTCGGTGGCGGCGCATAGCTCAACGGCTGTGCGACCGCCACCGCTCGGCCGCGAAGACTAAAGGCATCGCGTTCACGATCACGTGGCGTCACATTTACCCGACGGTCGTCGCGGGCCGCTGCGAACTCACTGGCATCCAGTTCAAGAAGTCTCGCTTTAAGCCGAACCCCTTCGCGTCATCTATAGACCGCATCGACTCCACCAAGGGTTACATCCCAGGAAACGTGCGTGTTGTTCTGTGGGCCATTAACTGTGCGTGCAGCGTGTGGGGACATGAAGTCTTCGCGGTCGTTGCGCACGCCTACGTGGAGAAACTGAATGCCCGATAAGCCCGTAGTGGCTGCCGACACAGACTCGTCAATCAAAGATTTCATGGAGCGCGTCGTCGATATGCTCGCAGACGGCCGCCTCCCTATTCTCCGCACGCAATACGCAGACGGCCAGCCCGTCGCGATTGGGTTCTATCTCGTCCCCGATTCAACCGGCCTATGTGCCGATTGCCGAAAGAAGGTGAACTGACATGGGATTACTCTCAAAGATTTTCGGCACCGGCCCCGCCGTGGTTGCCGAGGGCGCCGCTGGCGCTGTCGTGAAGACAGCCGAAGGCGTTGCCAACATCGTCGAGCGTTGGAAGCCGAGTGAAGCTGCCAAGCACGAGATGTCGATGGAAATAAATAAGCTGGTCAACGAAGCTGCCGCCTCTGCGCGCTCGTATGATCCGCGCACCGTTGGACAGTCTTTATTCAGCGAGATCGTCAACGTCACCGTCGACGCCACTTCGCGCCTGATCCGCCCGGCCGTCACGGTCGCGCTGCTCGGCGCGCTCGTTGGTTGGTGGGACTTGAACGTGGTCGGCATCGACCCGGTCCTTCAGGTCTGGACCGAGACTGTGTTCATGTTTTGGTTCGGCGGACGCGCGCTCGTCAAAGACGTGCCATCGTTTCTCGCTGCGATCCGCAAGGCTCGCGCATAAGTACGCATCAACTCATTGGAGACGTGACATGACGAATGTGAGTGAGGAATTGGACGCGGCCTTGTTGCTGCTCCACGACATTGACCATGACTGTCTAATCGAAATACTTGGAGACAGTGCGGAGCGTATTGACGCGCGGCTTCAAGAGTCGCTAAGGCGAAACGCGGGGCGTGTGCAGTTTCTCCTGCAACAGCGCGAAGTTTCGTGACCCGCACACTCCTCCTCGACGCTGACATCGTCGCGTACAAGTATTCCGCCGTGAATGAAAAGGCGTGGAACTTCGACGGCCCCGGTGCCGAACCTCTGCGCTCGTCCGACTTAGCCGCCGCGATTGATTGCGCGCGTGACTTCATCGCGGAACTTCGCGAGAAGCTCGGCGCATCGGAAGTCATCGTCTGTCTGTCAGACCCGAAAGACAATTTCCGCAAGTCGATCTATCCGCAGTACAAGTCGAACCGCAAGGGTGTCCGCAAGCCGGAACACCTCAACGCGGTGAAGGCGTGGCTGTCCGAGAACTTCCAGACCTATCTTCGCCCCGGTCTTGAGGCGGATGACTGCATGGGAATCCTTGCAACTCACCCGACGCTCATCAAGGGCGACAAGATCATGGTCTCCGAAGACAAGGACATGAAGACGATCCCCGGTCTGCTCTACAACCCGCGCGATGTGAAGCCGAAGGTCAAGACGATCACGCGCCGTGACGCATGTCGCGCGCACTTCATCCAGACTATCGTCGGGGACACATGCGACGGCTATCCGGGCGCACCCGGCATCGGCCCGAAGTCGGAGTTCGTGCAGAAGATTCAAGCTGCCCGAGAGCCGTACGCCGAGTGGCCCACGGTCATTGCGGCCTTCGTTCGGTCGTGCCAACTCAAAGGCCCGACAGACGCATTCATCGCTGGATCAGACTTCATTCCGAAGATGGCGCTTACTCAGGCCCGCCTCGCCCGCATCCTGCGTGCAAGTGATTGGGACTTCAAGAAAAAGTGCCCGATCCTCTGGTCCCCAACCTGATTACACGAACCCCCTGTATACCACTGAAGCGTCCACACGGGTGCTCTAGTAGTGTCCGCTTACTATCCGATCCCTGCCCCTCACCGGGCGGGGATTTTTTTCGAGTCTGAGGAGACCGCGTGAAGCAACTTCCGCCGACCGCAATCGAACTCATTGACCAACTCGACAAGCTGTTCCCTCCTCGCTGCATTCAGGTGGGCGAGGCTGTCGACGAGCACGTCCGCTACGCGGGCAAGTGCGACCTCATTCAATTCCTGAAGCGTGTGCGCGATGACGCCACCGCTCGGAAACCCACCGACAAGATCATCAGGTAACACCATCATGTGCGCTCCGAAGGTACCGAAGCCGAAGACGGTTGCAGAAAAGCCGGTTCAGTATCTTCGCAACCCATTCCTCGACGATCTTTCCATCGGTAAGGACGCGGGCCGTAACAGCCTGCGAATCGACTTAGGCAGCACCCGCACGCCGCGCCCGTCTGAGGGAGCGTCGATGCGAACTGGCGCGACGGCGCCTGTTGGCCTGCCCGTCATGCCCGGACTGCTGATCCCGCGCCGCACTCCCCGTGCAGGCCCCTTTGTCGCACAACGCTAATAGGAGCCTCTCATGATGACCGCAAAAGAGCGGTGGGAGCGACTTCAGTCCAAGCGTTACGCCGTGCTCGAACGGGCGCGCGACTGCGCCGCCCTCACTATCCCCGCGCTCGTGCCGCCTGAAGCGCACGACGACAACAATGTTCTCCCCACGCCATACCAGTCGCTCGGCGCCCGTGGAGTGAACAATGTTGCGAGCAAGCTGCTCATGTCCCTGTTCCCTCCTGGCGCCGCTTTCCTTCGCCTCCAAGTGGACGCGAAGACGAAGGCGCAGCTTGGCGACAAGGCGGCAGAAGTCGAAGAGCTTCTCGCTGAACACGAGAAGCTGATCGCTAACAAGATTGAAACAATGTCGGCCCGGCCTGTGTTGTTTGAGATATTCAAGCACCTCATTGTCGCCGGCAACGTACTCAAGCACCTGAAAAATGGCACGATGCGGATGTTCCGCATTGACCAATACGTCGTCTCGCGTCGCGCGGACGGCCAGCCGGTTGAGGCTGTCATCAAGGAATGCGTAATCGCCTCGACCCTTCCTGAAGACGTGAAAGCCTTGTGCAATCTCGTCGAGAAGAAGGACGAGAAGATCGACGTTTATACCGTCATCGAGTGGGGCGAACTGTTCGTCACCGACTGGCAGGAAATCAACGGCGTCCGAGTCCCCGACTCTTTGACGATCATGCCGCGAAAGAAAGCTGGATGGCTCGCGCTGCGTTGGGTCGCTGTCCCCGGACAGGATTACGGACGCGGGCTCGTCGAGGAATACCTCGGAGACATCCGTTCACTCGAAGGACTCTCTGAGTCACTCGTTCGTTTCGCTGCGGCGGCCTCGAAGATTCTCTTCATGGTCAAGCCGGGCGCGACGACTCGTTTCGAGGATATTCGAGACGCGGAAAGTGGCGACGCAATCGTCGGACAGAAATCTGACGTCGACGTTCTACAGATCGAGAAGTTCAACGACTTCCAAGTTACGAAGGCCGTTGCTGATGGTCTGGAAATCAGACTGTCGCAAGCCTTCCTGCTTCGCTCGGGCACAACCCGTCAAGCAGAGCGAGTCACGGCCGAAGAGATTCGGGCGACGGCACAGGAACTTGAAGACGTGCTCGGCGGTGTCTACACCGTCCAAGCAATTGAGCTTCAGTTACCCATCGCGCGCTACCT